TGGTCGTAGAGGCAATATCTTCGCAAGAAGGAGTGCATGTTCCGCCTGGATGATTATGACAGAAGAATACGTTTGTTGCGTTGCTGAGCAAGGCTCCAGCTGCAATCTTTCTTGCGTATGCGTTTACAGATCCTACGTCTCCTTCGGAGATACAGATATCGGAGATCAGTTTCAGAGACGAGTTGGCGCACAGCATGTGGAATTCTTCCATCGCGCAGTCGCCGATCTTTTCTCTGCAATACGCGATTAGCTTTGTTCGATTGGAAAGGTCGATCGTTGGAATTTCCCGGCCGACCAATTTAATCTTGCAGTCTGTCTTTGCAGTTTCTTCTCCTGCGTCGTAAACAACATTATCTTCAGATTTCATTCGTTCTCCTTTAATCTTTTAATCTCGTAATTCAGATAAAACACAGCTTTTTCCAGATCTTCGATCTCTTTGTTCGGATCCTTATGTCCGGCACGGGTAATATACTTGATTGCGTTTCCGCGGCAGAAATTCAGCTGCTTGTCGGTTATATAATCGATACACTCAATCTTTCCCTGAGTGTAATGCGACGGATGATTAACAATGTCGTTCATTTTTACTCCTTAATCCGGATATATGATCCAGTCGTTGTCTTCGTAAACTACATGCATAACGTACCCCAGGTCGTCGAAGAAGTCGGCTAACGCTACAGCAGCGTTCTTATTCGGGCACACAATTACATCGTCGTAAACAAGATATTTCTTTGGATCGTTCTGTTCGAGAATTTCAAGTACCTGAGAATAAATATTATCCTTCATTCTTTATTCTCCTATGTTGTCCTTTGCCCACTTGTCAAGCCGGCTTTTAATGTCGGAATCTTCGTAGCTGTTTGCGTTTTCCTTCAGCCAGTCCTCGTTGAAGGCAATCTGATCGATTACTTCGTTGCAGATGCCGATCTTGTCTGTTAACATTGTCCAGTCGTAACCTGCAAACTTTACGATGTCTTCTGCAGCAAGATTCTCCGTTGCTTCGGTTAATTCGAATACAGGTCTTAAACCTCCGGAAGAATGGTTGACGTCGAAGAAATATACGTTTCCGTCTTTATACACGAAAGCTACGTCAAGCATGTATTCTCCTGGTGTTTTCAGCCAATACCAATCTTCGATCGGAGGAATTTTCTCTTTGTACTGTTCGTACTGTTCTTTTGTTAGAAGAGTAACTTCTTTTATGTTCAAATCGATTGCCTGTTCGGTAATTGTTCGTTTAACTGCCTGCATATTAAACCTCCATTTCAGTCATTCTGCTTTATCGACCTTTCGGTAAAACAAGTGTGACTTTCATCCATTCCGGAATATTCCACGACCATATCCATTCGCATATCAGCCATTTCAATGCGCATAGCAACGCAACTGTTATTCCAATAACGGCAACCACGCATATTATCGTTCCTGCTCTTTTCATACACTTCACCGTTTTACACCGTCAGCACAGAACCAATTGCCGTCATGCCAATCTGTTCCAAACGCAAAACAGTTACAAGGATCATGTTGATACTTGCAATTCCGGCACCGGACGATTTCTGGTTGCTCTTTTATTTCCGCATTCCACCAATCTGCTCCGAACGTGTAATAATTCACGTCGTCAAAATAAATCCAGACGCATGTTCCGTTTTCCTTGACTTTTATATCTGGATGCATTTGTGTAAAAAGCTGTCCAAATGTCATTCAACTTTACCTCCATTTTACATTCACAATACAGCAATTCTATCGCTGTGTCGCTTTGTCATGACGCATTTGAAGTATTTTATCAAATGCTGCATTTAGTGAATTAATTTCTGCTTGCTGCTCTTTCAGTAGAGCGAAAACGTCCAACAGAATAGCATCTCTGCATTGAAAAGGTTCGTCTGCGACTGTGTAATATGGACATTTTCCGCAACGATCAAACATCGAACCTTCACAATGTTGCTGTAGCCCTTTTATAACCTTTTCTTTATCAATCATTCAACTCCACCTTCTTGATCTCTTTCCAGTTGCGGCCGTTCAACACAGCATCCAGCATCCGTACAAGAGTTTCCGCATCGTGCACAGATACATCGTCTCCGTCTTTTTCCGGCGGCTGTACTCTTTATATAAAAGATGTCTTTATATAAAGAGTTTTTTAAAGATAAAATACTCGTTTTTAAAAACACTCTTTGTAAAGAAAATTGTAAAATAAAATACTTTGTTATTATTATTAAAGGATATGTGTGTAGAATTATTATAACGAAGTACTTTTTCTTTTTTTTGGGTGTAGAATTATTATACAAAGTATTTTATCTTTTTGGGTGTAGTATTATTATACAAAGTACTCTTTTTTTTGGGTGTAGAATTATTATACAAAGTACTCTTTCTTAACAACCTTTTTATAGCTAACATATTTCAAAACAAAATACTTTTCTTTCAAAGACACTCTTTATAAAAAGCATCTTTAAGAATAAAATACTCTATTTTAAATACACTCTTTATAAAGAGTATTATAGAAATAAAGTCTTTTATTTTAAAGAGTTCTTTATAAAAGTATTATTATATATTATATATTATATAATAAGAAAGAATATTTTAAAGAAACAATACTTTATTCGTAGACATTCTCGATATGAGACCATATCTTAGCCTTCACCTGCTCTTTTCTCAGCACTCCAAGTACAGGATCCAGCTTTAGCCGGTAGAATTCTCCGTTGTTGTAGTACGCCACGATACGTTTCCTGTCGTCAAGAGTCAGAATAACAGGCTGACCTTCCTCCGGCTTAAACCTTTCGATCGAGAGCATATTCATCTTACCGACCTCCTGTAATATTCCAGTATACGATCATGCACGAGACAGTTGTTCTGGTCTCTTACTTCCCAGTCCCAACATCCGGCAGTAGCTTCAGCCGCCTTATCCAGTCCGTAGACAGAGAATCTTCTTTCAGGTCCAATTGCGGATTCAACAACCCAGACATAGTACTGTTTCTTTTCGTGTTTACCGATGTAGTCGTTTCTGTTCCGGAAATGTCTGTCATAGGTTTCAGTCGTCATGTGTATCCTCCTTTACAAAAATAAATCAAATCACTGTTTGTGCTCCCTCTCGGAGTCGAACCGAACTGAAACACAGCTTATAAGGCCGCTGCTAGTTGCCGCTTAGCTAAGGGAGCAGATATCGGGCTTTACAGCCCGCTCAGTCTTTCCTGAGAGCCAGTTCGCGCTTCAGCCAGGAAGCGAGTGCCCTTAGTGGGATTCGAACCCACACTTATACGAGCTTAAATCGTATGCCTCTTCCAATTGGGCTATAAGGGCATGTAAGTATTATTTTTTATATAAGTCTTTATTATAAATAAAAGACTGTGTTATTAATAACCTTGTAACTTTATCCTGATAGTAACTTGTATGTCACTTGTAACTATATCCAAGTAACAATATCCTTGTATAAACTTGTAATTCACCTATAAACATAATTACTATTTATCCCAAATAAAACATAATTTTAACTCTTTATAAAAACATAAGTAACTTAATCCTGGTAGTCTTATATATCCTAGTAGTTGGATAACAGTTACTTGTATAAGTTTTTATAAACAAAGTCCTTTTCTTTATAATAATAATATATATTATATATAAAGAGTATTCTCCCAGAGCGGCTGTGCTATCCTCAAGTACGCAGAGACGGAACGTAACGGATTCCAGCCGGAGAAGAGAATGTGAACCTGCACATCGAGAAGTTGTCCCTTATGCCAGAAGGAGGGTCCTATGTCACGAGAACCGTCTTTTTCTCTCAGCTTTGGTTTCTCAGAATTAAGTACCGCCGCCGGAGTTGAACCGGTATTATTCCGCAGGCGGCTTACGGGGAGTATCTCTCCCCTTTACTGTTATTTTCGAAAGGTACATCAAATTCAATGCGGGTGAGGATTTGCACCTCACATGATGGGGATTTCAGTGACTGTCGTACCCCGATCTTACAGCATTAAGCGTCTACTATTACGACCACGTTTCCGTCGTCGTTTTACCAACCATGCTACCACCGACTATGGCCATTGTACAGTGATAGCTTTTTGTATGGTTGTCTATTCCGCCACCGCATCGAAAATCCGTTTTAAATACTGCTACCATGAGCCAGTTTTTCAAGGCTCATCACCACCCTAACGGCATTACGCCCATCCTTACTGCGGTATAACTATTCGTTTAGCCGCCTGTACCTTCCTCGCAGTATTTAAATTTAGGCCATGTCGTACTCACTTAAGTACGCCCTTTAATGGCCGGAAATATCATTCGTTCCTATAATCGGAAGCAAACGATAACTGCCGGTAAACCGCAGGGATGTAAACCCGGCAACTCGCTTCTGCACAGTCAGGCTTCTACGCGTTCGCTCCACCTGTACTGTCTACCTCTACACTCGGCACGAGTCTTTGTGCGTTTCGACTGGGGAATGTGTAGTTCTGCCCCAGACACTCGGTTTAAAATTTACAATATCAATTCTTTACCGAATTCACCAATACTTATTATTGGATTCTTCGACATCTGTTTTCAGGTGGACAAATACTCATCCAGACACCCAGACGTCGAAGCAACGAATACTTATCATTCACAATTTCAGTAAAGAATTAATCCTGTGCGAGTTGTTTCTGTCGGAGTTGTTTCATCCACTCAGATCTCTGTTGCTTTTCTTCCTCCGACATAGTGACTTTACGAAGAGCATGAGGATAGAATCCCATACATTTAGGATTTATGGAAAACGTCATAGAGTATTGATCTTCCGCCACGATCCTGCATTGATCCGGATGCGCATTTGTAAACTTCTCGTAGCGCTTCATCATCATCTTGTCGGTCGTGTACATCTCGATCCAGTCACCGATGTGATACTTCGAGTAGTTCCAGGTAGTCTCCGTATCTTCCGCACTTACGATTATTTTTTCTGTCATAGCTGCTCCAATATTGTTTTGTTTATTCTTCTATTGGTTCAATAGTGACATTCTTTAATACGTACTCTCTTGTTATCTCGAATTTCTGTCCACACTTCGTGCAAACGGCTTTCCACCGCTGTGCTCTGCCGTCCGGATCGAAGTCATCGTTATAGTCTTCAATCTCATAGTTTTCATCGCCGCATTTAGGACAAGCTCCGATAAAATCCATTTGCAGTCTCCTTTTCAGTTTTTTAGAGAGGTTTCTTTCTCCCATTACGGTAATTTTCGAAAGGTCCACTTTTTTCTTACCAGATTGTACATGGTATATTGTATCCAAATGGACCTTTCGAAAAAAGACGTAAAGGGGAGAGAAGATTTACTCTTCCTTCTGCAGATTCTTCCACGTACGGGACGGCATTGTAAGGATCTGGTATCCGATCTCCTCCAGCTCGGTAGACCTGTCGTAGGATTTCACATCCTGAGCGTAACGGGTAACCGCGTTGCTGAATCCGTACAGGGTGAGATCTCCTTCGCGGATCAGATGATCGAGAATACCTTCTCCTTCCTTCTTCGTGAATCCAAACTCAGGAGCCGCAAGCTGCACCATCTCCGGAATCTTCTTTGTTTCGATCTTTGCTTCTGTCGCGGCTCTCATATTCTCCAACAGGTTGTTGAAGTGAACTTCGTTCATTGCCGCGTTAATCGTATCGCGGATCTTCAGCATGAGAGCCTGATCGTCCGCAAGCAGAGTATCCGAAGCGTAGAGCGTGTAGTCTTCGTTTGCCATGTTTCCGCGGCCTACATGTCTGCGGGTTGTGCAGGATTTTGCATCGTTCACCACCATACCGTTTGTACAGACAAGCCTGTACATGAGCGGCCGGATCGTAACGGTTCCCAGCCCAACCTCGGAGTTGGTAACGATGATTCCGGACTGTACGATATCTCCCTTCTTGACTTCTCCGGTCAGTCTCTCGTTAACAACTTTGATGTACATCTTCCTGTCGGTTATTTCGTTCGAAACGAACTTCACATTGTGACTGTGAAGAATCGGCAGGACAGCGTTAGCGATATCGTAGTTGTCGATCCGGCGGTATCTGTCGGAGAGAAATGCTCTGGCGATTCCGTCGAGGGCACGGATCATCCTGACTTTCGGTTCTTTCGCAAACCACGCATTTACATTCTCTGTAAGAAGAGCAGGATTCTCTTTCTGCATCTTCTCGTAGTATTTTGTGGGGATACCAAGGCTCTGTCCGATCTGCATGTGTGCGACTTCGTTTACTCCCAGCAGGGTGTTTCCTCTGTCGCTCAGCATAGTCAGCATGGAACCGTCGAAGTCGGAGTCCATTACCAGGTTGCGGGTATCCAGCAGGTAGTCTTTCTTAGCGTTTGTCTGTCGTTTAAGTTCCTGAGCGAAGTCCTGTAAAGATTTTCCGGGAAGCATATTGTTCTCCTTTCTTATTCGAATCCGAGCAGGTGGATTGCGGCGGTTATTAAGTCGAATTTCATCATGTACGCGATGAAAAAGCATCAAAAAGTGATAGTGGGTTTGCTTTCAATCAAGTCTAAGTAAAGTATTCTTTTTTTTAAATTACATAAAAGAGGGAGGATGTATCGAAAATCGCTACAGACGTTGAAAATACTGCATTTGAAGCATTTTCACTTACCCCCATTTTCGAACCCTGTTTACCCCCTTGTAGGTATCCTATTGACACCCAAATCGCTTAGTATTATACTGTGTATGACGGACCCAGAGAAAGAAGGTGAGTTTATGGACCGACCCGTCTACAAGCCAAAGAAAAGGCTTAAAGTTACTGCGAACTATACTGAGTTAATCGATCCGGAAACAGGCGAAGTTTTATTAGTAGAAGATAGCGTAGAAGCTCCAAGATATCATAAGTTTGTACGTGTAAACACAAGCGATCTCTATCGAGCAGCAATGGAGTTAGATAGCAATGCATTCAAGATTCTGTCGTTCATTATGGACAATATGAGTTTTGGTACAAATACTTGTACTTTTACATATAAGGATCTTGAGAGCGAGCTCCATTTGGGGAAGAATACAGTTACACGAGCAATGGTAGATCTTCAGGAAAGAGATTACATCCGCATGTTTCGCGTTGCGCAATGGATGCTAAACCCGTATTTTGCGGTTGGATGTCAAGAAAGTTACAGAACGGCTTTAATAAAAAGATATTTCAATCTTCCGACAATCCATGAAAGACGAAATAAAAAAGAAAAAGGAGAAGAAGACGATGCTGTTAAATGATATTATGGGACCGAAAATTGAGCTGACCGCACAGTGGAAGGTTCTTATGTATATTCTTGAACATACAGACGGAAATACAAAGCTGTTTGTCAGAACGTATAAAGAAATAAAAGATGACATTGGCGTCAGCGAAATGACAATAAGCAAAGTATTTCAAAAAATGCAAAAAATCGGCTGTATTACCAAGTTAGGGAATAGTCACTGGAGAATAAACATGGTAGAAGGCTATTCCGATACATGCGATGGAATCCAGCCGTTTGTCATCGCAAAGGAACCGTTCAGAGAATCCCGTTAAAAAAGGAGCGGCCGGCCTTTAATCAGCCGACCGCTCTCTTTATCGGATTACCAGGGCATACCGTCCTCGGCAATCTCTTCAGGGTTGGACTCTTCTTCCGGCGGAGTGGTCTCCGGCTTCTTGCCGTCGAGCAGCTCGATGTTGCTCGCCTGGACATCCAGGTAAGGAACAACCTGATTCTGCTTGTTGGTGTAGAAGGCAGGCTTGCCGGTGCCCTCGACCAGGATCTTGCGACCCTTGATCAGGTACTGAGCCATCGCCTCGGCATAGCCGCGCCAGATGGTCACCTTCGTCCAGACGGGAGTCACCTCGCCGCTGCGCTTCTTGATGTTCTCCGCCACCCAGACGGACAGAACGGAATCTTCGCGCTCACCGTTGTGAACCTTGCGCAGCTGGGCATCCTTACCGATGTTACCGATCAGAGTGATTTTCATATTGCAATACCTCCAGTTAATCGTTTTGTGGGGTTATGTGACGGTATGTGGTAACCGCTATTCCACACCAGCGCACCGGATTTAAAGCACTCAGGATCGACCGGTGTACAATCCTTCGTCATGCTCCAGCCTCGCTTCTGCGAGGCTTCGGAAACCGAATTCCCAGAGGAGAACCCGAATCCCGTTATGTTACGACCCCGCGTAAGCGGGGTCTGTCGGAGAAAGCCACATCAGGCGGGGATGGGACGGCTGAGACATCGCATTTGCGACGAAACCCCAGGCGTCCATTTCAGGCAGAGCTAAAATTTTCCCGCCGGACGCGATAATGCCGATCTCATAGTCGGCGGAAAGAAATTTGATTGCGAACATGTCAGCCTCCGATCAGAATGGCGGCACAGAGCACCGCGTCAATCAAAACGATCGAAGTCGTGATTGCAAGAGTGAAGTTCAAGAAGTTCTTCATCGGAATACCTCCTTGCTATCCTGTTCAGATCCAGCCAGTATTGAAGCTCAGCCTCTTCTTCCGGTGTGAAGATTTCCTCATTCTCCATCGTGGGCCTCCTTGTGTACGTTTTCCTTCGCGAGCTGAATCGCGGTCGGCATATCCTCGGATTCGCCGCCGTTCAGCCGCTGGTAGACAAAATGATGCTTGCCTTTCACGCCGAGGTTCTGCAGCTCCTGCCACATATCGACGTTGGCGCAGCGAGCACCGGATTTCGTCCTCCATCCGTTCTTCGCTCTTTCACGGGCGGTAGCGATCGTGTTGCAGATGACCTGCGATTCAGACACGATCGTTACATTGGACGGGGACTTCAGGAGCTTTACGGCCTCGATGATGGCCTGAAGTTCCATTCTGTGGCTGTTTGTGCGGTCGGAATGTCCGCAGACCGTCTTTGTTTTATCTCCGAAACGAAGAACCGCGGCATATCCGCCGGGGCCGGGCTGTCCGGAGCAGCAGCCTTTCGTAGTCAAAGTAACATCAAACATGATTAATCCTCCTTTAATTTACCGTCGACCGGGCTTGCGGTTTCCGGTCAGCGACTTCTGCCTCGGTTTCCCGAGGCCCGCTCGTCAAAACGAATATCGAAGAAAAGTTTTCTTCGTCATGCTCCGAGCCGCCTTTGGGCGGCTCATGCAAGAGCGGCAGCCTTGGCGCAGTCGATGGCCTGCATCAGGGTTTCCGTTGCCAGCAGGAAGTTGCCCGGATGGCAGAATGTCATGCCCATCTCGCGGACGGGATGGCCCAGCCATTCCTTCGGGAAGAGCTTCCGGCCGTTGAAGGAGCCGATCGCGTCCGGCACGGTCTGCACGTTAAACCCTCCGCGAGCGGAAGGGAACACGACGTACAGAATGTCTGGCATCTGCTCCACGACGGTGTCCTGCCACGGCATGTACTGCTCCAGCACCAGAATCTTGCCGTCGACAACCTGGGAATTCAGTACAAGGGTTTCAGCTTCCGCTTCAGCATTCGCACGGTCGACATACTTGAGAAGGATCTTCTTTGCCATGTCTACCGCGTCCATGAATGCCGCATAGCGGGCTTCTTCGCTGGTATCCTCGTTCCAGGCAGGATTGAAGGCAGCGATCGCTCCGGCAAGCTGGCTGGATTCCAGCCCGTTGTCAGCCTCGTCGATCGGCAGGACCAGAGTCTGGTCGACCTTCTTCCATGCCTTGTCGGTCGGGCAGAGGAGACGGCCATAGTCACGCCAGAGGAGACCAAAGGAGCAATATGGGATACGGTTTGCCCCATCCCGGTCGAAGACATAACCATCGGACGCGGGCCGACGCGCCTTGTCCAGCTGGTGGTGGTCGTACTCACCCTCGCCGATGTCGTACACGATCGTCTCATGATCGTCAGCAACAGAGGCGGCCAGATCCATGGAGTTGGTGCGGGTCACCTTCAGGTTGGGATTCAGTATCAGCAGCATGGCTGTCGCAAATACGTCGTCGGAATGAAACACGGAGCCGTGGGTATACGCATGCTCCAGATTAGCGATGTCTTTCATGGTCGTTTTCTCCTCTCAAAATCAAAATGCATTCTTTGTCTAAATCGCGGGCTGTAGTTACAGAGAAAAATGACCTCTGGTTTTCGGATGGACAAATACTCGTCCGATATACCAGAGGTCAAAATTCTCCTGTATAATTCTTCGTCGCCAGAGCATAGCGTCGATGTTAGCGTCAATATCCATCCTGGATCATGTCGCGGATCTCCGCGAGACTCTGAGCGATCGTTTTCAGGCTGGCGTTAATGGACGCCAAAACCTGGACCAGATCTGAGATCTTATTCGCGATAAACTGCATGTTATTCTCCTTTCAGGGGATCGAAAGCGTCGATCTTCATGGCGTAAGTGAGAACTTCTTCGTCCGTCAGCCAGCCGATCACGTCCGATGCAAGGTCTGTGTCATAGCAGATCTCGTTGCCTTTCAGCACCGCAATCTCCCACAGGTCACTTTCATGACCGTCAGAGTTAAGGTGTTTGATGATCGAGATTCCATATCCGTTATTGAAATGCGCGACATAATGAAGGCCGTCGTAAAGCGGTTCTTCTTTGTAATCCGTCGCAATGCCTTTCAGTAACTGACGGTATCCTTCATTCAGAGGAGTGTAGAGATTAGTCATTGTAATTCTCCTTTCTTTTGCGGTCGTACAGTTTCTTCGACTGCTTGACCCGTGTAACAGGGGACATGGCCCAGATTTTCCGTTTCTGAGAATTCAGTTCTTTCCGGGCTTTCTTGGACATTTTGGATTTGGAAACCATATCTATTCTCCTTTCGTGGTTCTTCTCCTTTACGTATTTTTTCGAAAAAACCGGGTATGCACCGCACATACCCGGTCCCGAACAGAGTGTCCCGTCTCTGTCCGTGCGCCGTCTTTCCGGCTGCCAGAAAGGAGGTGCAGGCTGGACCTGCATGCAAGGTATTCGATTCAACCCGCTCTAAGAGTGGGCTGAGTCGAGTATCTCGATATATTCTCCTTCTTCCATCTGCACAAGCTGACCTTTGACCGCACGACAGAAGAATTCCGCGTCTTCACGGTCTTCAAATGCTGCAGTCAAAGGCCGGCCGTCCTTAAAGTAAAAACATTGAAACATGCCTTCTCCTTTTCAGCCTTCCCCGCCGGATTCATCAACCGGAGATCAACAGCGGGGAAGGGAAGTATTTAACAGGCAGGACGATAAAACTTCTTAATCTGGTCTTCCGCCTTGCGGATCCAGACGCGCTCATCGGCGATGTCACGCTTCATGGCCTGAACGTCCAAGACGGCTTTCGCAAGCTGCTTGTCGGTCATCGTGCGGTACTTCGACCGCAGATGTTCGATCAGCCGCTCGTAAGCGGCAATCACGGTGCGCTTGGTCTCGATGTGGGAGCGAAGCTCCTCGATGTCACGGATCGTCATAGTGTATTTCATTTGGATACCCTCCTTCAAATAATTTCGTCTTGATCTGCCTGCCGTCAGGCAGGCTCGCGGTTAAACCTGTCGAAAGACGCTTTCTGTTTGCGAGGAATCCCGCACGAGGAAAGCACGTCAACAAGAACGCACTCGGGAACCTGCTGCCAGCCGGCCGGAGTGTTTTCCCATACGCTCAGCGACTGAGCGTTATTCCAAAGCTCGGCCGCATCGGAAATGTAGTCGAACCAGAGATAACCAAGCCGAGGATGATGAATTCCGTAACGACCGCGCATGTTTGCACCTCCTAAATCGTCTAAATTCAATTTTGGGGCTGCGATTTCTGTTGACCGGATCGCACTCCGCGTGCACCATGCCTCACGGCTGCACATTTGATGGACGCTCTGCCCTAGATACATCCACCGCACGACCCGTGCCGCCAGTCGCATGCAGCGATAGCGTTGTACAGGTCTACGGTTTCAGCATCGGAGAGATGGAGGTCTGAGATCCACCACGAGTTCGCCTTAATCCACTCGTCGCAGAAAAGGCCGTCCTCGTAGTCTTCCCAGACTTCCTCCCAATAGGACGCGAAGTGCCACCGGCTGTAGACGCCATACGTCCCCATTTCAGAGGACTTGATGTCTTCAGGCAGATCGACTTTCTCGCCATCAATTGAGATAATCCATTCTCCGGAACAGAGACACGGGTAACGACCAGTCCATTCAGCAGTGATCTTCCGCCTGGACTCAGCGGGAACACTGTCTTCCTGAACAGTCATCAGCGCGTCCGTCAGTTTAACCTTCAACACTTACCTCCTCGTAATGTTAGCTCGCACCGACTTGCACTACGGTGCTGTAGCTTTACCCAGTCAGGTAGCTACTCCTGACTGTGTGCTCAGCTTAGCTAAGGCCGAACATCCTGCTTCGTGGCCACTCCGCAGGTTTCGCAACACCACTCAGTTGCCTAGTCGCCCTGGGCTCAAGGCCCTCCCGACATCCCGAGCTTCAGGAAGCACGTGCTTAACCCATACGTTTCTCGGGGTATGTATCAACCAGACATACAACTGGCGGCACCTCCAGGATGCTCGCGTATTCATCGTGCGCCTCATGGATCATAGAAATAGCATCAATACTTTCACCGCACGGTTCATGCGGCAGTTAACGTCCTGATGCCGGACGGGTCTCCTGGAACATGTTGAGGTTTCCAAGCCCCAACGGGAACGGTTTCGCATGCCACCGCCAAGCCACTCCTTATTCCACGCCAAGAAGTGCTGCCGGAACTTTAACGTCATACCGGACGTAAAGGAATCGTTTCCTTCACCATGCTCCGCGACCGCGTTAGCGGTCGCCTCTGCATCAGCAAAGGATTTCCTCTTGGAGGACAATTCCTTCGTCGTGCTCCGCGACCGCGTTAGCGGTCGCCTTCGCAACACGAAAGCTTTGTCTCTTGAGGACAGATCCTTCGTGACGATCCGTGGCCGCCTATGCGGCCACACGGACAGTCACAGGAAAGACTCTACGGAATCGCAGCCAGCGATTCGGAGGAATCTTCTGCATGATGCTACTCGTTTGCGTAAGCAAACGACTTGCATCCGACAAGAGACTGGTGTTTCGCATTCAGCTGGATACTCTTCAAGAGAAGGGAAAGCAGAGAGAGGGGAGGAGCGGAGCGAAAAAATCCCGCCCCCCAAAAATGCGTGCCCCGCCGGGTAGGCATAAACGGCCCGAAGGCCGTCATGCCGCATAAAAAATAAAAAAAGGCAGACCGCTATCTGCGGTCCGCCCAGGATTCTTTCCATCGGATGTTTTCGCGGTACGTGCGTTGAATCGCACAGTCTGCATACCGAATGATCAGTCCGGCTAAGATTATCGCCGAGATAATCCCAGCGATAAAGAAGATGTTTATCAGTTTTCTTTTCATTTTCATTTTTCCTCCTTTACGATATAAATCTCCAGGTCTTCGCGGCGCTGGAGGTCAGCCTTGTACATTTCAGCTGCGACCGGGCTGTTGAATACAGCCAGCAGCCGGTCATTTTCGTCGTACAGGTAGTAAGTCATGCCAGACTCACCACCTTCCTAAGTTTGCCGCCGAAGGGTGCGGCGATCCGCCGAATTTCGGAGACTGATTTCATCTCCGAACTGACTACGTATGCGCACTCGTGTGCTACGTATCCGTTCCCTTCGAGAACTTCTACGCGCACGCAAGTATGTGGCTTCAGGTCGATCATGTCGGGAGCCACATACGAATAATGGCGTCCAGACAGATCTTTCCTGAAGCAAATCTTCACGAAAAGGTATTCCTCTTCGCTGCGGCTGTCGATGCCGCTGTTTTTCATGGCATTCTGGAACTTCTGTGCTTCGTCCTTGCAGACGAACTGCAGCGCAAAACTGCGTCCGTCAATGGTGTAATTAACAAACATGGAAACTCCTCCTTTCATAGCCTGACTTGTTGGTCCTCCTGCTTAAGTTTCCGTTAAAAATAAAAAAAGAGACTGCTTGCGCAGTCTCTTAGGGAGAGAGGAGTGCGTTATTACACGTACTCCTCGGGAATGTCGTCCGGAAGATCATCCGGACAGATAAACCAGCCGTCGCCGGCCGGTTCTTCCGGGATGTAGTTGTCGTTGATGAGCTCAACGGCGGCTTCCACCCCGGACGTGTGGAACCGATCGAGGATCGCGTCTAAGAGATCGCATTCCTCAAACACCCGATTCCAGGCCTCGTCCATGTCCGGGTTCTTAGCCTTCGCGGCCTCAAGGATCGTCTCGGACACGGCCGGGAAGTTCGGCTTGTGCTGAGCCAGCATGAACAGGCCATCCCCGCACAGATCGAGGAAGTAGTTGAACTTCCTTTCTGCGTCGAAGACGGTCTTCTCGTACATGGATCCGTCAGTCCGCCGGAAGGTGCCTGTTTCCACGGCTACCTCGATGATAGACCGGGCGTTCTTCGTGTGCTGCACCATCAGCGTGGTGAACACCTTCAGAGCTTCGGCCGCGTCGAGGTCGACACCCTCTTTTGCCTTCTTCATCGCCTGAGTCCAAGCGACGACGGCCAGCTTCGCCAGACCGTAGCGTTCGTTAATCTTGACGAGCGACTTGACGAACTGGTCCCGATCGTCTTCGGACCCCAGAAGGTCCTTGCATGATGCGGAGTGATCCCTGTACAGCAAAGCGAACAGGGATTTAGCCGAGAACAGAGTTCCAGGCTCCACTCCGTACACCGCCTCCAACTCAGCCGGGAGCGGGAACAGGATGTTGCCTTCGCCCTTTTCGGACGTATAGAGATCAACATCCTTCTTCTCCCATTTTACGGGATGGACGGTGTAATACCACCTGTCCTTCCCGTCGGAAGCCTTCGAAACTTCCTTCTGGAAGGGAATCCCAGCCTTCGTCATCAACCTTTCAGTGATGACAGAGAACCGGTTGAGTACTCCTCCATCAGGAGTCTTCTCTGTGCCATCTTTGTTGAAGATGGCCTTGTTGAAATCCTCTTCGGACGTGTACTTCTTTGCATACCGGTTGAAGTACGGAGACCGGAGAGTCTCAAGCTTGCCATCCCAGAGTTCAAGCTGGAACAGCACCATGTCGAGAAGCGCTTTTCCATGCTTGAATTCGTCGATATCGTTGCCCATGGCAATAGCCGCGGCAACGATCGACGCAATGACAGCCTTCGCGTCTTCGTCATTCAGACGGAGGCTATCCGCCATCTGAGACAGGAGGTACTTCAGGTGAGTTGCGATCAACCCAACCTGATTGCTCAGGCTGTCAGCTTTCTTCTGGCAGAAAGACTCAAAGTCCTCGTCCGTTACGAGGGTCTTATCCTTTTCGGTACTCTCGGTATTAACCGGGATCACCATATAAGGTTTACCCTCGTTCCTGCGCTGTGCATTCAGCCACACCTTTTCGATGTAGGCTGTGACGGCATCACCGTCAAAGTCTGCTCCCTGCAGACGGAGGCACAGCAGATCCTTCGCCGGGATCGTGCCATTATCGTCTGCCACAGGCAGCGGCATCACGATGACGTCTGCCGGAATCGTTTCGTCAAGATACAACTTGACGATGATGGTTTCCGACGGAGCACCGTGAGGATACCTCACGAGAGCCGCTTCGATGTAACGACCCTTGGAGTCGACATGAGTCTCCTCCTTATATCCCAGCTGACGCTCGCCGTTCTCGTCGGTGTAGTAGTACCGACCGGCGAACGCGGGATTCACCCGCACTTCACCATGCAGACCGGTGGACGCAGCCTGCTTGGCGGCCTCGTTCCGGCTCATCCCGTGGACGTACATCAGGCTGTACGCCAGTTTGTCAGGGAAGAGCTTCAGGTAAGCTCCCTTTGCGGAGAACTTACTTTGAGCTAACCTCCGAGCCTTGTTCCCGGCCTTTGTATCGATCTGGTGCATAACCAGATCTTTGTACATCAGCTCAGGACGAGCTGCATAGGCGCGCCCGCGAGCGGTGCGAACGTTTGCCATATGGGTCCACGCGCACCGCTCGAATTTGTCCGCCCAAACCTGCAGGGCTTCCGGCTTGAGGAGACTTTCGATCTCCTCGTCCGTCAGCTGCAAGTTTCCGCTGTTGGGCTGAGTTCCCATCGGACGGTGGCCGGTGGGCAGGTGATCGCCACTCTGCCACTGGGCCTGCAGCTTATCAAGACCCCACTCTTTGGAATGAGCTTTCAGCTCTTCTAGGGACGCATATGCCCCGAGTCCCTTGATCATACTGCTGTTGATGAGCAGCGTGTTGCCAAGGGTGATCTTACGCTTCACGCCCCAGTGATCAACGACTTCGCAGCCAACGTCTGTGGCAAGACCGGGCTCTACGACGCCCTTCAGACCATAGAAGCCCTTAGCCGTCTTGAACCACAGATCTATGGCCAAGGCTCCCTCTTCGGTGACGAACCAGTGCTGGCCGGCTCCATCGTAGCCGACCTCCTTAACACTGTGTTCACCTTTCCCGACCCAGGCGATTTTCGCGTCGGCGGTGTCGACCGGGCAGAGCTTCTCGCTCTTCTCGTCGACGACGATCAAATTGATCTCGTCGATGTCCGGAATCACATAGCCGCCCTTAATCCGGCGGCAGCTGGAGAACAGCATTCCCCTATTTTGGCAAACGACGACTCCAGGGAGTTTCTTCTCCCAGGAAGTCAGAGACACGTGCTTATCCGTGTAATAAGCCCGGCCCTTCTTCGCCGTGGAAGGAGTGAGGGCGTACATGAAGCCCTCAGCGCAGCTACCGATGTCCATCGGGTTGCTGCCGTTGAGAATGGTAACGCCGTCCAGCTTCGTCTTTTCGATCATGTTCTTCATTTTCTTTTCCTCCTTCGAATCATTGTTGCTAGTAAACTTCTTTCCACGGCTGGGACTTAGCCGCTTCGTGTCTCCCTACGTTGAGTCCGCTGTCTCGCACATCATGTAGCGCTCCCAGTCCTTCGCTTGGGAGAGGCTAGGCCGTAAACGGCCGTAAAAAATAAAAAAGAGCAGGCTGTTGCACCTGCTCTGATTTGTTACCTATTATATTTTTGATTCCACGGGATATCCAATTGAGGACTCACTGCTTCGACGATGGATTTTTCGATAGCCAACATCATATCGATTGAGAGTTCAAATTTCTCCCATTTAACGCTCCCAAGAGCGTCCCGAAGATGTTCCCGCAGCGGCTGTTCCGTGGTCTCCTTGCAAAGAGCAACGAGCTCCATGTAGGATTCAACAGCTTCTCCGGCACAGCGCAGAGCAATGCCATAATGTTCGCCGAGAGCACTACCACGTGCATCGTCTAGCGCGTTGTTGATCTGGGCAACGCGATCCCATACCACGTTGATGATCTGCTGGTTGGCGCCAGTACGGATCTCATTGATGATTTCATTAATGTTCTTCATTGTGTTACCTCCTGCTCTTTATAGTCTCGCGACTTATTTGGCCACCTTAAGGTGCCATTAAAAAATAAAAAAGCCTGAGCTTGTTAAGCTCAGGCTAAACATTGAGATGCTTGCTACCTCTCTCCGTTGATTCGTTCAAGGCTCAACGGATGAAAACCTTTTCCTATCCTCAGTCTACGTACTGAGCATAGGCGCTCTCGCCGACGAACGCACATGCAAATGCGCCCATCTCCTGGCGATTGTTCACATCACCAGTGTAGACGCCAAGCTGTGCAAGCCGACGAGCGGCATCGACAACCGCGTTATGCGCAGTGTGCTTTTTCCGATCCTTATTCGAATCGGACAGAACACTCCACGCATACGCATCATCGCCGGAGCGTAGGGCTTCCCCACGCTCGACGATGAAGTCGACGTAGGGACGGCACAGACGTTCAAAAGCAACCATGTCGACACCCCGTTCCGTAGCGCGACGCTCAGCGGAACGGTTATAGATTTTAGAGATTTCTACCATGAGAACCTCCTCTCATGCCCGACTCTTGATCATCCTGGGATGTCAGTCCGACGGCATGGGTGGGGTTTACGCTGGAAAACCCAGCGAACCTCATAAAAACAGATATTTATTCTCTTCCAAACCCTATACTCAAACTCTATCTCAACCCCAACCTCACGCTCCCAACTCCCACAAAATCCCACCTCTTCCAAACTACACCTCACACTCTCTTCTCTCTTAGAAATATCTTTCTTTAACTTTCACCTATATCTCACATCTTCTTTTTCCCCTGAACGAAACTTAAATCTTCGCGCTTACGCGCTTAAACTACATACCTGTATTTCTTAAACAATTTTGCGTTAACGGGCAAAAAACGAACAAAAAACAAGATGTACTTTTCGAAAATAACAGTAAAGGGGAGAGATCCCCATATTTTAAACCGAACATTATTTATAAAAAACAAAGAAATGTTCGTAATTTTAAGGAGTGATTTTTATATGGATAACGAAAGGCGTGTACTTCCCAAGAATGCTTTTGACTCAGAATACATGACGGAGTTTCTCCGCGAGGTTAGGTTTTTAACCGAACGAGGAATCAAGTATACGTTTGTCAGAAAGACACCGGATTACGGCATTTCTCAGTATAAGTACAGGAAGACTCCGCAGCTGTTTGCAGCTCTTGTTGAGTTCTACAGCCGTATCGAAGCGGAGCGCGACCTGCGTAAAGCAAAGAAAGCCGAGGAGAAAGTCGAACCTGCCGTAACAGCCCCGGCCGAAGAAAAACCGGTCGAAGAAAAGCCGGCCGAACCTGAGCCTGAACCCGAGATTGAAATTTCGCCCGAGAAGATTGCAGAAGCAAAAGCTCTGCTTAAGAGAGCAGAAGAACTGAAGGACGATACTCTGTGAGACCGGCAAAGCAGCGAAACGCCGCCCCTCCTGTTACAAAGATATGTTCGAAATGCAATCAGACGAAAACGTTGACGAATTTCTATTCCAATCGGGGTTGGGTCGAGCAGTTAGGCAAAGACTGCTGGTGTAAAGAATGCGCAGGTAAGTGCGCTACGAAAGACGAGCTGAGAGAATACTTCTGGGAAAACAACAGAAAGTGGATCGAAAAGCTCTGGACGGGGTCCAGAAAGAAAGCTGAACTCGCGGCCAACAAGAACGCGACGTATCAGCGTGCTTACGAAGATACGAAACGTAATATCCTGGACCGTCTTACCTGTCAGTATGTCCTGAAGTCCATGCAGATTAACTACGAGTTTGAAAGTCACACAGGAGACTTAAATATTCAAAGTTATCAGGAAGCAAAGGAAGAAGGACAGGTTATCGAAGAGAAAGTCGACCCGAACATCAAAACCTATTCGGAAGAGTTTGGAGGATATTTCAAGCCTGACGAATTGAAGTATCTGGAAAACTATTATCGCCAGCTTGAGAACGATTTCGAGCTGAGCGACGTAAACCTTCGAGATACGGCAAAGAAACTCGCGAAGGCTTCTCTTCAGGCAGATAAAGTTCAGGACAAGTATATGGCAGGACAGGCTACGATGCAGGACGTAAAGGATGCCGTAGCTTTGTTCGATCTGCTTTCCAAGTCCGGGAATTTCTCCGCAAGCAAACGAAAGCCCGGAGATAAAGGCGGGCTGGGAAGCTGGGGGGAATTAACCCTGCAGCTTGAAACAAGCGGCCATCCTTGCACAAGAAAGATAGAATGGCCGAAAGACGACGTGGACAAAACAATCGAAGAATTCAGATATATCGTACAGTCTCTCGGGCTGGACGGCGCATAAAGGGGAGATTGTATGTACGGTGTATATATTGGGGTGATCACATGATTGGTCGCCCCGGCATTATTACAAACCTGGATCTTGCGGAAGAACAGATCATCTTCTATCGCGATCATTTGGATATTGCGATAGAAGATCTTTTTCCTCCTATTCGTTTGACTCGCGACCAGCATGTTATCGCCAGGGCATTTGGACGTGGAGACGACATGAAAATTGTTCAGTCTCGCGGTTCAGGTAAAACATGGTTGATTGCGTTATGCGCTTTTACAATGTGTGTTTTATATCCCGGCACTGTTGTTGGCGTGTGTTCCGGTACTGCGATGCAGGCGACGCTCGTACTTCAGAAGCTGAAAATGATCGCAGACCAGAATCCGAACGTAGCAAACGAGATTTCCGCTTCCAATTCGAGAAGCTTAGTTCAGCTGTCGAAAGATAAAGGTAAATGTACGTTGAAAAACGGATCGTTTATCGAGTCTTATTCTATCGATTCTATGCGGGGAATCAGATTAAAAATTGCCATCATCGACGAATCCCCGGAAGTAGATCAGGCATCTCAGGATGCAATCGTTTCGCCTACGAAAAACTTCAGACGGGATATATCGTTTACTTACGATTTCCCGGATTATCCGTCGAAGACAGTTAACATCACATCTGCATGTGAAAAAACAAATTCTTTCTACGAAGATTTTGTCCGTGTGTGCCGCGAAATGGCGAAGGGCACTCCGGGGGCATTTGCATGCGCACTGGATTACAACGCTGCCGTCGCGAATGGAATCACAGACATGGATTATTTCATGAAAGAAAAAGAGCGCATGCCGGCGCTTGTGTTCGATATGGAATACGGTTCCAAGTTCGTAGGCGCGAATGCCAACTCTGCTTTACCTTTCGATCTGACGTCCGCGTGCCGTACGCTGGACAAGATCGAGATGGAGCAGCCGAAGAATTCCAAATCCAGATACGTTATCTGTATCGACATAGCGACTTCTTCCGCGAAAGGTTCCGACAACAGCATTGTCAGTGTTGTTAAATACACGGAATGCAAAGACGGAACATATCTGCGGAAGCTTGTCAACATGAAGAGTTACAACGGTAAGGCGTTGGATTATCTGGCGAACGAAGTCAGACGGTTTTATCATGTTCGATTTCCAAACACGGAGAAGATTATCTACGACGCCCGAGGCATCGGAGACAGCTTCGACCGGTTTTTCGATCAGGAGTGGATCGATCCTGCCTCAGGAAGAGAATATCCTCCGTTGGTCGTGGACGACGAACCGTTAACCAATCCGGACGCGGTGCAGGTGCTGCATCCGTTTAGAGCGGTTAATACGTTAAACCAGAGAATCTATACCAACTTAAGAGTCGCGTTTGAAAAGAAAAGACTCGAACTCCCGATTCAGGAACGCACAATGCGGGCCCGTCAGCAGGAGATCGAGAACGAAGAAATGAGATTGTCAAGAGACGAGATGGCTGTCTATCTCGAAGCGGACGCCCTGCAATTTGAAATGGGAAACATTGTAGAAAAGAATTCCGCCGCAGGAAACAAAACCTACGATGTCCCTCACGCAGGGCAGCATAAAGACCGCTACTCATCTCTCGCAATGGCAAACGACTATATAAGCGAACTTGAAAAAGAGAACGTGAAGCGGTTCCATCGCGGAGCACCAAGCGTGGGATTCGCGTCACGATTTTAAAGAAAGGGGCTGAGAGCCTTGGGCTTATTCGACTTTTTCAGGGCTCCAAAGCCCGAAAAACCTGTAGAACGCAGACGGATTGAAGTCGGAGCAAACGATCCGGATGTGTATCAGAGTTTTACAAATTCCAACATAACGTTCAGCGGAGAGTTGGCAGGATACGACTACGACCGTATCCTGCGGGACAAACAGACCAACATTGTCAGTCTGTATCAGTTATCCGACTATTATACGGACAAAGACCCTATTGTTAAGGGGATTGTTCACCATGTATTCGTTCCGTTCTCTACCTGTTCCGACTGGATATTGATAGGGAAGAACGAAAAGACCGTCAAGTTGTTTGAAGATCAGTACAAAAGAATGCGGCTGAAAGAGAAACTCAACGGCATCATGCTGGAGTACTGGAAGTACTTTAACGTTGTATGTTACCTGCTGAACGGTCAGTTAATTACTTTGCCGATTCACAAATGCCGTATCGGCAACATGACATTAAACGGCCAGCCTTTAGTTGAGCTGGACTGCCAGTCTATCCAAACAGAGTGGCGGGCTAAAGGTTATGCAATCAAGGAGAACTGGATCAAGGATAATTCCCTGGAACAATATTTCAAAGGCTATCCTGACGAAGTAACAGCCGCATTAAACGACGGTGCTCAGTATGCCCAGCTCAACCCTGAAAATACGTTTGTATTGCAGGGGAACAAGGAAAGCTGGCAGAGGTATTCTATTCCGTTTATCGCATCCTGTCTGGAACCTTTAGCCAAGAAAGAACTGATTTCCAATTACGAGAAAGCTACTTTGAATCTGGCTACCCGTGGGTTTGTTCACGTTAAATACGGGGATCCCACCAAAGGCCAGGATATGCTTCCGGACGCCAATCAATTAAAACAGGTCGCGAATATCTTCCGTTCCGGTATGTCAAACTTTCCGCTTGTTGTCACCAACCATCTCGCAGAAGCGAAGTTTGTACAGGCCAGCATCGACGATCTTTTTCAGTGGGATAAGTATCGGAATGTCAACAACGACATTCTTTCCGCGGGCGGAGTCAGCGGCGTTATTGTCTCAGGCATCTCAGAAGACGGTTCTACGTTTGCGTCCGCTCAGGTTAGTATGCAAACGGCCGAAGCCAGGATTAATGACGCCAGATATAAGTTCTGCGAACTCATGAACCGAATTAACGAGCGTTTAACCGAGATTATTCCTGGAACATATAACTTAAAAGAAATTCCTGAATTCCGGTTTAAGCCTTTGGATATGTCCGGACAGAAAGCGCTTCGGGACGCATGTAAAGAACTCTGGCAGAACGGGGTTGTATCCACCAAGTCTCTTCTGGATGTGTACGGTTATTCTCTCGACAAGGAAGTTGAACAGAGAAAAACAGAACAGGAAGAAGCAGACGAAGTACTTATCAACAGACAGTCTGCAGGCAACACATCCGGAGATACAAATGAAAACAAAGGCGGACGTCCTGAGATGGACGAATCCGAAAGAAAATCCGATCCTGACGCCGCAGAACGCGGCAAGAGGCCTAAACCATCTAACCCTGAAGGTTCGATGGAATCGTGACGTTGCGGTGAGCGTCGGTAAATAAGTCACTTGCTATCCATGTTACGTGGTTTATCTGAAAACCTGAGTTGCCGCCACTCTAAGAGCGGCTGTTGTAAAGCCGGGGCTTCGGCCCCGGTGTTTTGCCTGTTAGCTCAGCCCGGCAGAGCAATCGCCTGTTAAGCGATGGGTCGCTGGATCGAAGCCAGCACAGGCAGCCACGAGCACCTGGTTGGAAACGAGCTCGTAAAACGTCGTTAAACAATCAAGTCAAGAGGCGCGCTTTATTCTGTCTTGATTGCCAACCAAAGATATCTCCAGCTTCGTGCTGTTGATATAGATTCGCCTTCGATCTCCTTTGACTCCCAGCATCGGAAATCGAAAGCACAAAGGAGATCAGTTATGAACAAACTTGTGTTTGCTTCTACCATCTCCGAAATTAAGCAGTCTGATATTTTCATGACGGTGAAGGCTCGTATCTGCGAGGCTCCAGCGGCGAATCTGAACGGGGCCCGCGTGACCGAAGCTTTCATCAGTGAAATCGTGAAAAATAAAGACCGCTATATTGGTCTGCCTTTGTATGCGGACGTTCGTTCCCTTACGAAAGGAGACTATCGCCGACTCGGTCATCTGTACGATTCGAAGACAGGCGAATTCCATTCCACGCAGATCGGATCTTTTTATCAGTTTGAGAAAGAAGAATTTGAAGGCGGCTGCTATCTTGTTGGATATGCCCGTATTGCCAAACGCAACAAGAAGCTTAGCAAGGCCATATCCGAACTGTTCGCAGATAACGCGCTCAAATTTTCCTTCGAAGTCGCGGTAGGCGAATACGAAGAACTCGACGACAACACAATCCTGATCGATGCGTCGGACAGTAATTACCTGGAAGGAACAGCCATTGTTACCTTCCCTGCTTGCGAAGATGCTGTTGCGCTTGAATTGGTTGCACAGCAGAAAGCAGATGACACCGAAGGAGGTGAGACGGAAATGGCGGAAAAAGAAAAAGTAACGCCGGAGAAAGTTGAAACAGCGGCGTCTGCTGCAGAACCCGCAGAGGCTGCGGCTGAGACAACAGAACAGCCCGTTGTGGCTGAACAGTCCAAAGTGGCTGAATCGCCCGTTGTGGCTGAATCGCCCGTAGTGGCTGAATCGCCCGAAGCAGCGAAAGTTGCCGCTGAAACAACGGAAGAAACCCCGGCTGGTACGCCCGAGATTGCAGATTGCAAAAAAAAGAAAGAAGAGGCGGAAGATAAAGATCCTGACGATCCTGAAGAAGACGACAAGGATAATGAAACCGCCGCTGTGGTTGTTCGAGAAACAACCGAACAGTCTCACGTTACGTATGCTTACGATACTGAAAACGGTATGGAAGTAATGCAGCATGTAAACGTAGAGACCTCCGTATCTCATGTTGAGCCTGAAGCTCAGATTGTAGAAACGGATCAGGGGGTTCAGATCGCAGAAGGAGAAGAGGTTCCCGGCGCTGCCGAAGACGAAGCTCCCGGCAATGCTGCTGAAGAGGACGTTCCTGCGGTTGAAGAACCCAAGAAAAAGACTGCCGAAGAGATGATTGCAGAACTCGCAGAGACCATCAAGGATCTGACGGAAGAAGTTAAATCTCTCCGGACTGCTGCTGCGGAGAAACTGACAGTTGCCGCAGAAGCAATTAACCCGTTTGTAGATTCCATGACAACTCATGGCAGTTACTACGACCTGCTTCAGCCGGCCGAAAAGAAGAACGGGTACGACCTGCTTAGCAAATAACACAATTACGAAAGGACTGATTAGATATGGCTAGTGGATATATGTCGAAGCTCCAGGGCTATATTTATGAAGGCGAACTCGTAAACGGCGCGGCCAATCCCGTCCCGAACGGCACGATCATGGTGCAGGATGGCGATAAGCTTATTCTGCCGGCTGCGGACTCCGCGACTAAGTTCGTCTGCAAGGAAGTAACCGATATTTACGGCGAAACCGGTTACCGCTTTGTTGTTGAAAAGCTGAACAAGCGGTATTACTTCGTTGAGAACGGCATGGACGATTTCAACGATATGGCTGAATATGACAATCGGAACTATGTTACCAAGGTGGGCAACTACCTGCGTGCGCATCCCCTGATTGTGGGCGAAGAGTTCCTTACCAACAATGTGACGGGTGTTCCGGTGGCTGGCACTGCTTACGGCGTGCTGGCTGACGGCACCATCGGTTAATCGGAGGTGAACGAACATGGCTGATATCAAGATTGAAAGAGGTCAGAAGCTGATCAAGGTTCTGGCCGCGCAGAATCAGAAGGCCCGTGTCGACTCCGATCAGATCGAACAGGCTAACGCTCTTGTTAACGAACTGCTGGCGGATCTGAATCCCAACACGATTCATCAGATCGGTCAGATCGTTGCTTATACTGTGGAAGAACTGCAGAACAAGGCTCTTGACTTCCTGGGCAACGTGGCCGACGAGAAGACGATCGGCTACGGCGAGAAGGCTGCTTTCCGCGTCCGCGACGACGGAATCCATGCCTACGTGCAGGCCAAAGGCGCGACGGCCGCCCGCAGCTACATCACGGATCATCAGATCCTGGTGAGCACCGTGGAAATCGCGGCTCGTCCTGCGATCAATATCGTGGACCTGAAGGCCAACCGTTTCAACATCGCGGATCTGATTCGCGAGGCGAACGAGAAGATGACCATGAAGAAGCTGGAAATGGTGCAGAGCGTTCTGCATGCTTCTATCCAGACTTACGGTTCTCCGTTCTTTGCGCAGAGCGTGGGCGGTTTCAATCCGTCTCTTCTGGATGGGCAGGTTATGCATTTCCGTCGGCTGGGTCCTGTGACTCTGCTGGGCGATATTGCGGCTGTTGGTCAGCTGGATGCTTCCACCGGTATGGCGATCAACTCCAATCCGACGATGCAGTACTCCGGTTCCATGCTGGATGAACACAACCAGAATGGCTTTATTGGGCGTTGGCACGGCAGCGATGTTGTCGGCATGACTAATGCTTATAAAGAAGACGGTGTGACCCCAGTGCTGGATCCCAACTGGATCTATATTATCCCCGGTGCGCAGTCTCCTGACATGCGCAATCTGAAGATTGTCAACGAGGGCGGCGTGAACTCCATGTCTTCTCAGAACATTGATGACCGCGCGCTGGAAACCCTCCTGTATACCTGGTTTGGTGTCGCGTTTGTGGTCGGCAAGCATCCGACTTCCGGCGCTCACCTGATTTCCTGATGATAACAGGGAGGGGCAAAAGCCCCTCCCTTCTTTCCGTCTCAAGACGGGGAAAGGATTGAAGGATTATGGATGGATCGAAAACGTTCCGCGTCTACAACAAGTGTAATTTCGATATTGGCATTACCTTGACGAGCGGACAGCAACCTATTATTCGTAAAGGCAGTTTTCTGCCATTGTCAACAAATGACATTCTTTATATTGAAAGCGTTGCGGCTGTACGTAAGCCGTTCTCTTCCAGAATGCTGGTCGCCGTTGGGGACGACGGCAAAGAACTGAAGCTGGAGGATCTGGGCGGATATACCGATACTTTTGTCCAGAAACACTACGATGACAACGAAATCAAACTGAAGCTGCAGATGCCAGCCAAACAGGTAGAAAAGTGGCTGGAAAAAGTTGAAGACCCGATCGAGCTCGACGGGATCATTAAGATCGCAGAACAGATGGATCTGCCGAACAGCAAGATGCGCCTGCTGCGAGAAAAAGCTCCTAATTCTACCACGTTTGAGTCTTAAATAAATGGGGGCTGTCAGTATGTTAAATATTTCCAAATTAGCCGAATGGCTGAAAGAAAAGACGGAGTGGCAGGAAACTCCGGTTCCTCTGACGGAAGCCAATTATATTAACATGGTTATCGAAGGAATCGAAAGGCTCTTCGTCGACACTGGCCGCTCCGATCAATACAACGAAGATCTGTATATTCAGGTCAACGATACCACGTCTTACTATGCGTACGACTATAATTTCCCGCTGGATGAGCGCAGGTATATCCAGATCTGCGCGCAGATGAACTTCTTCTCAAAAGTCCAGAGTGACGTAAACAATACGTTCGGTTATACCACCGATGCCTTAACCGTTACCAATGCGGATAAACCGTACGCCAACCTGAAAAACACTCTTGAAAATCTGGATAACGAGCGCCGTATTATTTACTACAAGATGGTGCGATACACGCTCGGTACATCGTAAAGGACTGAAGGCAAAATGAGCAGTGATTTTATCGTGAAAATCGAATACAAGAACAAAAACCTGGAGACCGTCGTAGAGAAGGAATACGATTTGATTTCCTATACGGAGATGCTGCATCTTGAGCTTATGCGGCTGATCATGGAAATCGAAGACGCGTTCTATGTTTTTTCTGGCAACAAGCAGAAAGAAGACTGGTCTCCTGAATTAACGGAGCGGTTTAAGCGCATTCGGCATAAAATGCTGGACGAAGCGAACTCCATCAAACGTCTGCCGCAGAATCTCACTTACAAGGGAATTCGGGCAGACCAGGTTTCCATCAACGACTTTATCGAACAAAACAAATAAAGGAAGTGACGGCTGATGTCCATTCCATACGTACCGCAGGGTACATCCAAGCGGTTCAGGGTTCCCAGAACATTGGCCGCAGACTTCAACGCTTTTCTTAATCGGGACATTCCAAATACCAACATGGATTTTGAAATCCTGAAACGATGGTATGACAGAGAAGCAGATGATTATGTTCCTGTCTATGTAAGAGGAGAAGTATATCCTGACGCGACCAAGTCCAGATACGAAAACACGGATAATATGCTGAACATCCGCTGCTCAGTAGACAGCGGTATTCGGCAGGGAGATATGCTCATACATGAAGATGGTTCGATTTACGTGCTGGACTGGGAAGTTAATTTACAATCCAACAACGCGCCTTCCCGTATGTTGAGATGCAATATGTATCTTAACGTCAGGCGCCATGTCACACCTGAAGATCAGTACGACGAAGACGGCTTTCTTATGCATGACAGGGAAGATCCATGGCTTGAAATCGTGCCTCCCATTCCGTGCAATGCTTATCGTTATGATGGGCGGCCGGAATATGTGATTGTCTCCGGCACTCCCGGCGCTACCACCAATGCTTTAACCATACTTACAGTTCAATTCAACGAATATACCGATCAGATTCATATCGACGATATATTCAAATGGGGAGATGAAGTATACCGCATTGTGGACGTAAACCGTGTAGACGTAAACATCAATCACAAATGGGGAACGATTAAACTTCAGGCAAAGAAGGCGGAAGGTGGTTTAAGTGGATATTGAGTATCCCGTTACTGTATCGTGGGAAATAGAAGTGCCCGACATTCCAATGACAGGCATTATTGAAAACGGACAGGGACCGCCGGCTGTTACAGGGACAGTAGAGCTTCCGCAGGGAGGCTCCCGACAATCCAGATCTTTCGGCCGAAACACAACTTATGCGGAAGGAGCAGAACCTGGAACGCATGTAATCCGCGATACGGAAACTATGCTGAAGACAGTTATGCCGGAACTGGCCCGAGATGCGTTTAACGATATCGATTCTGCAGCCGAACGCCTGAAAGATCTCGAAGTCTTCGGGACAAACCTGCTGCAAAACAGATTCGAAGCAGTCCAAACTGAATACCCGAATAAAGATGAAGAAGCGGCGAAGTCTATCATCCAAAACGGAGCAAAGGTTATCGTAACTATCTCCGGGCATATCCCAACTAAGGATGAATTAACACAAAAAGCAAAAGAAGACGTCATCAAAATTCTAAAGGGGGCTCTATCGTAATGCTTGGATGGATCAACGCATGGAATACAATCATCCGCAACGTGATCTTCAAGGATTACGATTTAAAGCGGCTGATGAAGATTCCTTCCAAAACAGGAATCATTCAGTTTACCGACCGATACTTTATTCGGGCGGGATATACGAATAAGTTATTAACAGACGAAATCTGTCGTATTGTCTACGGAGACGTGCAGGGTTCTCCGGAAGAAGTTCCTAACGTAACACGCAACATGATGACATTTGACATCTATGTACGTAACGAAGA